GTAACATTTAACGATACTTCATTACAACCAGCCGCTGCAAGCCCATACGTTCTTAAGAACAAAATAATCAATGGTGATATGCGTATAGACCAGAGAAATGCTGGTGCTAGTGTTAGTGCTGCTGGATCAGTTGGATATTCATTAGATAGGTGGTTTGTTGGATATACAGTTGATAGTAAATTTACAGTTCAACAAAATGCAGGATCTGTAACCCCACCAACAGGATTTAGTAATTATCTTGGAGTTACTTCATCATCAGCATATTCAGTAGGTTCTGGGGATACTTTTCAAATTGGTCAAATTATTGAAGGATTAAATATTGCTGATTTAGGTTGGGGAACTGCTAATGCAAAAACTATTACTTTGTCATTTCAAGTTTATAGCTCATTGACAGGAACTTTTGGTGGCGCATTAAGAAATTCTGCTGTAGATAGATCGTATCCATTTACTTACACAGTTTCTTCTGCAAATACTTGGACTACTATTTCAATAACTATTGCAGGAGATACAAGTGGAACTTGGCTTACAACTAATGGAATAGGAATAAGAATTACATTTGGTCTTGGCGCAGGTTCAACATATAGTGGAACTGCTGGTTCTTGGGTTGGTGCTAATTACACTTCTGCCACAGGTGCAACATCTGTAGTAGGCACTAACGGAGCTAAATTTTACATCACAGGTGTCCAACTAGAAATAGGCACATCAGCAACACCATTTGAACGCAGACTTTATGGTCAGGAATTGGCTAATTGTCAGAGGTATTATTGGCAACAAAACTATACGCAAGCAAATAATAGATTTGGAATGGGAACTGCTGGTGGAAGTGTCACAGATGGGTTTCAAATTTCATTACCTGTTCCAATGAGAACAACCCCTTCAGTTGTGTTTTCTAATGTTGGATTATATGATGGAACAAGCACATTTACTATTTCATCTATAGGCGCAAACTATTCAACACCAACTTTATTATCTGCATTGATTAATAATTCATCATCTATTACTGCTGGAAAATCAGTTCAATTATATGCAATTAATAGTAGCGCAAGTGTATCAACATCAGGAGCAGAATTATGAGTTATAAGTTAGTTGCTGAACACCCAATTTTTGGCACATCAAATACTGTTATTCGTATAAGTGATGGAGCATCAATTCCATTTGTGCTTGATAACACAGACTACCAAGCCTTTTTACGCTGGTGCGAAGAAGGCAATACGCCAGAACAGGCTGACTAATGTTTGGCATAAGTGCATTTGCTCAAACACCTTATAGCTCATTAGCTAGTACAACACATTTTGGTGTAGCTAATGTCAATGGTATTGTAACTGTCACTTGTGATATGTTCTCTACCATCTTTGCTTCTTGTGCTATCACAGCATCAGGTTTAGTAGTAGCATCAGGCATCCTTACTAAACTAGGTATAGCAAATATAAATGGTTCAGGGTTATTTACAGGTAGTGGTTTTAGGATATTTCTTGCATCCCCTGTCGTATCTGCTTCAGCTACAGTCACCGCTAAAGGTTATCGTTTAGGTGAGGAATGGACTACATCTACCGCAGGCACAGAAACATGGACAGCAACAACAGCAGGAACAGAAACATGGACAACTGCAACAGCAGGCTCTAACACATGGTTACAACAAGGATAAAAAATGGCAAAGACAAAAATTAGTGAATATGACGCAACCGCAGGGAATAATACTGACATCAACAGTATTAACATAGACGAGGGTTGCTCACCATCTGGTATTAATAATGCTATTCGTGCATTAATGTCACACCTAAAAGCATGGCAAGGTGGTACAAGTGGTGATACATTACCAGTATTATCTGGTGGTACAGGACAGACTACTGTTGCTTTAGCTATTAATGCTTTATTGCCTACACAAACAAGTAACTCTGGTAAATATTTAACTACAGACGGTTCTACAGCGTCTTGGGGTTCAGTTGTTACATTTACTTCTGGTATGATTCTAATGTGGTCTGGAACAATTGCTACTATTCCTAGTGGATGGTATTTATGTAATGGTTCTAATGGTACTCCAGATTTACGCAATAGATTTATTATTGGTGCACATTCAGATACATCTAGTGTTGCATATTCAACAGTTACAGGCTCTAATACACAAACTGGTGGTACTAAAGACGCTATTGTAGTAAGCCATACCCATACTGCAACAGTTACTGACGCTGGTCACTCACATACATTACCAAATTCAACATCTGCACAAGCTGGTTTTGATAATGGCGGTGCTAGTACAACAGATGCAGGTAGTTCAAGAACTCCTAGCATGGCTACAAATACAGCAACAACAGGTATTTCAGTAACTAATAGTACAGAAGGCTCAAGTGGTACTAACCAAAACTTACCACCATACTACGCTTTAGCATTTATTATGAAGTCATAATATGACTATAAAAAGATTACAATTTACAGAATGGAAGCCAGACCAGCCAGCTATTGGTGAAAGTCTTAATGACGCTAAAAATGTCGTTCCTGTGTTAGCAGGATATGCTCCATTTCCTAGTGCATCTAACTTATCTAATGCAGCTAGTGAAAGTCTTAATAATGTATTTGTAGGTAAAATTGGTGATACAGTTCAATTATTTGGCGGTGGTGCTTCTAAACTATTTAAGTTTGATCCTACTAACCTTGCAATGACAGACGTATCTAAAACTGGTGCTTATGGTGGTACTGTTCGTTGGCAATATGCACAGTTTGGTTCTATATTATTAGCAGCTAATTATCATGAACCTGTACAGGCATGGACATTAGGTGTTTCTAGCACATGGCAAGACTTGGGTACATATCTTAATGGCACTTATACTAGAACAGGAACGACTGTTACAGTTACTACAACTACTTCACATGGTTTAACTACTAGCAGTACATATAAAATTTACTTTAAATCAGGTGGAGCATTATCTGGTAACTACGTTATCACATCTACAGGTGCAACAACATTTACTTTAACTACGGTAGCTAGTGGCACTATTGCTACAAGCAACATGAGTGTCTATACGTCATCTGCACCTATTGCTAAATTTGTAACGGTGGTTCGTGACTTTGTAGTGTGTGCAAACATATTAGATACACCTAATAAACTTCAATGGTCTGATATTGCAAATGAAAGCAATTGGACTTCTGGAAGTGCATCACAATCAGACTTTCAATTAATTGCTGACGGTGGAAATATTACTGGTTTAACAGGTGGTGAAATTGGTATTGTATTCCTAGAAAAAGCTATCTACCGTATGCAGTATATTGGTAGCCCTTACTTCTTCCAGTTTGATGCTATATCACGCAATCTTGGATGTATAGAAGGTAACTCTATAGCACAGTATGGTGGTATTTCTTACTTCTTATCAGATGATGGATTCTATTCATGTGATGGTCAAAAAATTACACCAATAGGCGTAGAGAAAATAGATAGATATTTCTACTCTACATTTAACCTTGCTAAATCTGACACCATGTCAGCTACTATTGACCCTATTCGTAAACTTGTTATTTGGAACTATCCTACAGTAGCAGGTGGTAATGCACTTATTATCTATAATTGGCAACTTAATAAATGGTCAAGAGGTGAAACAGATACTACTTATGTAGCTTCTGCTGCTTCTACAGGCGTAACATTAGAAGGCATTGGTACTCTTTATCCTAGCATTGAAACAGTACCAGCATCACTAGATGACCGTATCTGGGCTGGTGGTAAGTACGTTCTTGCAGGTGCTAGAGGTGCTTATATCGTAACATTTACAGGTGCTAATACTACTGCAAACATTATAGTAGCTGATTTTGAAGATGGTTATAACTCTGTAGTTAAACTTGCTAGACCTATTGTAGACAATGGTGCAGCTAGTGTTTCTGTAGCTTCAAGACGTAAACTAGACGATAACATTACATTTACAACTGCTGTTTCTTCTGGTGAAGGTGGTCGTGTTTCATTAAGAAATGCTGGAAGATGGCATAGATTAAGCGTAACACCTACAGGAAGCTGGACAACAGCTATAGGTATTGACGTAGAAACTGAACCACAAGGAAATAGATAATGGCTCGTAGTGATATGTACAGGGGTTTAAACCCTACTGGTGCAGACCCTCGTGAGATAAGTGAAGTAACTAATGGTGTATTAAATGGTAAAACAAATAATACTGGTAATGTTACTTTAAATGCTAGTAGTGCTACTACAACAACAATTTCTGATGAACGTATAGGTTATAATAGTATTATCATGCTTATGCCTACAACAGCCAATGCAGTTGCATCTTTAACTAATGTTTATGTGAGTGCTAGAGCAAAAGGCAGTGCTACATTAACACACTCTGCTAACACAAATACAGATAAAACATACGGATATATTATAGTAGGATGATTCTTAATTATATTCCTAAAGACCAATTAAGGTCACATTGGAACTATGTTAAACATGGTCTTGAGTTAGTTCGTGCTAAAGGTCACACAGAGTGGATAGTAGAAGATGTCTACTGTGATTGTTACGAAAACAGGTCTATGTTGTTTATAGGTGTAATGGATAACAAAACAGTAGGTTTTGTAGTGCTACAACCTATAGGTGACACACTTCATATCTGGGCTACATGGTCTACACTTAATGATGAAACATTATTTTATCAAGCATGGCAAGAAATACAAACAATAGCAAAACAAGGCGATAAGTCTAGGGTTACATTTTCATCTCAACGTAAAGGATGGGAACGTAAAGCTAGAGCATTAGGATTTAAACCTCAAACATGGGAATTTATACTTTAAGGAAAGCAATATGATTAATTTACACAATTGGCTACATAATTTAGTTGAGTCATTCACATTTTATGGTGGTGGTTCTGGTGGTGGTGGTCAAACATCTACTACTAAAAATGAATTAGACCCTACTATTAGACCATTCGTAGAATATGGTCTTAATCAAGCTAAAGACCTTTATCAAACAACTGGTCCTGATTATTATGGTGGTCAAACTTATGTAAGTCCATCTGCACAAACTACTCAAGCATTAGGTTTAGCTGGACAAAGAGCATTAGCTGGCAACCCATTACTTCCTGCTGCTCAACAACAACAATTAAGTTCTATTCAAGGTAATTATTTAAGTGCTGGTAATCCATACTTTACACAAGCTCTTGCTGGACCTACTCAACAAGCTACACAAGCATATAATGATGCTATTATGGCTGCACAAGGCGGTGCTTCACAAGCTGGTCGTTATGGTTCAGGTGTATCTGCTGATATTCAAAACAGAGCTGCTAATACACTATCTAATACACTCGCTAATAAATATGGTGAGTTGGCTTATCAAAATTATGCTGGTGAACGTGGTATGCAAAACCAAGCTGTTATGAACGCACCAACTATGGCACAAGCTGACTATGGTGATATTTCACAATTAGCTAACGTAGGCAAGACTACTGAAGATTATGCTAAAACTGCATTACAAGCTGAACTTGACCGCTTTAACTTTCAACAAAACAAACCATATCAAAAACTATCATCTTACTTGGGTGCTGCCTATGGTGCTCCTACAGGTAATGTATCTACTACTACGCAATCTGGTGGTGGCAAGATAGTATGTACCGCTATGAATGAGGCTTATGGCTTTGGTTCATTCCGTCAAGCTATCTGGCTCAAACATTCAGCTTCTATGCCTAACGCTAAACAAATTGAGAAGGGCTATCACAGACTATGTCTTCCAATAGTAAACTTTGCGTTTAGTGCAAAACCAACATGGACTCGCAATATTGTACGCAAAATTGCAGAACATATTGCTAGACACAGAACAGCAGACTTATGGAAAGAAATGCGTGGTAAACGTAGAGATACTCTAGGTCGTATATATAGAGCTATTATAGAACCAATGTGTTATTTAGCAGGAAAGGTCTAATATGGGTATGCCAATGATTATAGGTGCTGGTGTTGGAGCTTTAAGCTCTGCTGCTATGGGTAAAAGCCCATTTACAGGTGCTTTACTTGGTGGTGTTACAGGTGGTGCATTTGGTGGTGCTGGTGGCTTTGGTAGTGGCTTTGCAGGTGATGCTGGTGGGTTATTATCTAATTTACAAGGCGTAGCTACTACTCCAGTAAGTATGGGTACAGGTGGTTTTGCTTCAGGTATTGGTGGTCAAGTCATTCCAAATGTAGCAGCTAATGTAGCTCCAATTGCTTCTTCTGTTGGTAGCGTTCCTTTTGGTTCTACAGAATTTATAAGTCCTTATACTAAAGAAGGTATTGCTAATTTTGCAGACGGAACAACATCAACTCTATCCCCTGATTATTTAAGCTCTGGTGTTAATTACGGAGCAAACTCACCTAACTTTACTCCAGTACTAGGCAAATCAGCAGATTACACAGGCGGTGGTGCTGGTAGCGGTGGGTTATTTGGTAGTGTAAAAGATATGTTTGGCGGATTATCTACATCAGACAAAGTAGGATTAGGCATGAAGGGTCTTGACATTGCAATGCGACCAGAAGAAAGAATGCCTCCACCAGAAGTAATGCCTATTAGACAAGGCAATCCTGCGTTAGTATCTACTCCTTTATATAATGTAGCACCTAATGTAGGTAGACAAGCAGGTAATGAAATTGGCTTACCAAACTTACTTTCTAGAATGCCTTTAACAGAAGAAGAAAAAGCACAATTAGCTCGTTTAAATCAAAGATATTAAGGAAAACAAAATGGCATGGTATGACGATATATTAGGAACTGGCTCAAACATTTTTGGTGCTAGACCAGCAGATTATCTTGTTGGAAAAGAAGGATTATTAAATGAAACTGAACAGCAAAAATTATCACAAAGAGCTTTAACGTCTGGACTATTAGGCACAGCTATAACATATCTTGCTCAACCTAAAAATCAACGCTATGGTTCTGCATTACCTTATCTTGGTAAAGCATTCTTAACTGGCATGGGTCAGTCTCAAGGTGTATATGACCAAGCTACTCAAGATTGGTTAACTAAACAAAAAGTAAGTGATATTCAAAAAGCTACTGCTAAAGAAAAACAATTAAAAGATGTATTATCTACTATGGGTAAAACATTTGATATCAATACATTTGATAATTTAGTTAAAACTGGTAATTTAGATGCTGCAAAACAATATGCTGATATATTTGAAACAACTAAAAAAATAACAGCAGAACCTAAAGCTGGGTATAAAGTATTAACTAAAGATGAAGTGAAGGCATTAAACGATAAAGGATTTAATTTGAATCCTTCTGCGACATGGCAATTTAATGCTGCTACAGGTCAATATGACCCAATAACAGGGACAATGCCAACTACAAAAGAGACATATAAAACATTAACAAATGATGAAGCAATTAAAGCTGGATTAGATACATCTCGTGGTCAAAAATATCAAGTAAACTCAAGTGGCAATATTAATTTAATTGGTGGTCAAATTGCACCTGAAGATAAAATTAAAACTCCAAGTGCTGTGTCGCCAGCAGATAAAGAAAATGTAAATATTTTATTAGAAAACTATGGTCTTCCAAAAAACAATGATGTGCTTACTACAGCTATTGCATCTAGAACAAATAAATTAATGAAAGATGAAGGGCTTGACCAAACATCAGCTATTCAAAAATCTATTGAAGAGTTAAAAAAATCTAAAGCTTTAAAGACATATCAAAGAAATATAGATATTCCTTTTATTGGCAAAACAAAAATACCATATAGTTCATCTACAGAATTTGACATAACCAAAAATCCTGTACCTAACACACCTAAAAAACCTATATCAGAAGATGAATATAAGGCACTTCCTGTAGGTGCTAGTTATATAGCTCCTAATGGTCAAACATTAATAAAGAAATAACATATGGCAAACTTTTGGGATAAAGATTTACCAGTAACCCAAAATAATTTTTGGGATAAGGATATGCCTCAATCTGTTAATTTTTGGGAAAAAGATATTCCTAAATCTACAGAACAAATTTTTCAAGATAAAATTAAAGAAAGTTATGCTAAAGGTTTAACAGATATTCGTGGTATACCTGAAGATATTCCTCCTGAAAAAGTGTTGGAATTAAGACGACAACAACAAAATTACGATGTAGCTAAAGCACAAGAAGGTATTGGTTCTAAATTAATAGGAGCAATAGAGGCACCTATTTCTATTGCTGGAAAACTTCTTGGTGGATTATCTGGGATGGCTGGTAAAGCAGTTCGTGGTGAAATGACTAAAAATAATTTAGGATTTGAACAAGGTACTGCATATGGTTACGACCCTAGAACTATAGCTGGTCAAGAAATTGTACAAGCTATTCCAGATGTTATTCAACAATCTGGTATAGAAGGCATTCCTATGCTTGGTGAATTAGAAGCATTGGGCAGTTTAAAGTTTTTAAAAGGTACACGCAATATACCATCTACATTTAGACCAAAAGAAATTCCAGTAGTAGGTCAAGTTATTCAAGGTGCAGAAAATGTTGCAGCTCCTGTAGTTGCAGGAATATCTAAAGCTGCTGAAATTGTTACCTCCCCTATATCTAAAATTATAGACAAAACATCTGAACGTTTTGGTCAGTCAGCTAAATTAAAACAATACGGTAATGTATTAGACAATTATGAATTAGAATCAGCAGATGCTTTAGTTAAAGGTATTCCTGCACAAAATATTAAACCTTATGTTTTACAAAAACTTGGTATAGATGATGTTACATTAAACAAAGCATCTAGCACACTTAATAAACCAATTTCAATTCCTAAAACAATAGAAGAGGCACAGGCACTTACACAACTTAAAAAGTTAAGTGAATATAAAGACCCATCTTTATTTTCTAAACTACTTGAACCTATCCAAAGTAGATTACAAACAATAGCAGAACCTATAGCAAATAGATTAGGTCGTTATGAATTTAATATACATAATAGAACTCAACAATATTTAAATGAAGTAACTCCATTTTTATCTACTATTGTAAAGTTTGATGCTCCTATTGCAAATAAATTATCTCTTGATTTGTTTAATGGTAACTTTAATGGCGTTAGAACTACATTAAAAACTGTTGCACCAGAGTCTATTGAAAGTTTTAATAAAGTAGAAGCTGCTTTACAAAGTTTGCACAAAGAATTAAAAGACTCTGGATATAAAAATTTAGGCTATGAAGCTAATTACTTTCCTAGAAGAGTCAATGATTTAGAAGGATTTTATAAAGAAATAGGTGTAAAACAAAAAGGTCAAGTTGAATCTTTACTTGTTAATAAAGCTAATACACTTAAAGTAGCTAGACAAGATTTAACTGATGAACAAATAGCTGATACATTAAATAAATACTTAAGAGGGTATGGACAAAAATCTGCATCTGGTAAACCATACTTTACTAAATCTAGAACAGTATCACAAGTAGACGAAAGAATATTGCCATACTATGCCTCACCTATAGAAAGTTTAGAAAACTATATTAGGTCTTCTATTAACAACATTGAAAAAAATAAATTCTTTGGTAAAAATGCTGTTATAGAAAATGGTAAAACATTAAACTTAGATTCATCTATTGGCAGTTTAATAGCAAAAGATTTAGATACTCTTGGTGGAAGTGGTGATGAAATTACTGCACTATTGCGTGCAAGATTTAATATGGGTGAACGTTCTCCTAGCAAGATTGTAAAAACAGCTAAAGATATTATCTATGCTGCTACTATTGCTAATCCTAAATCAGCTATTACCCAGTTAGGCGATGTAGGTACAAGTAATTTTATTAATGGAAATATTAATTCTATTAGAAGTTTAATTGGAAGTAAAACAGTTACTATTAAAGATTTAGGTCTTGATACTATTTCTGCTGAATTAAGTACAGCTAAAGGTACATCTAAATTACTTAATCAATTATTTACAATATCTGGATTTAGAACAATTGACAGACTTGGTAAAGAAACATTTATTAATGCAGCTTTAAATAATGCACGAGCATTATCTAAAAATGAAAAAGGTTTAGCAAAACTTCGTGGTAAATATGGTAATGTTCTTGGTGATGAGTTTGATAGCTTTGCTAAAGATTTGCAACAAGGTAATATTACAGATAATGTAAAGTATTATTTGTTTAATGAATTAACTGAAGTTCAACCTATTACATTATCCCAGCTTCCAAGACAATATCTTGAAAGTCCTAATGGTAGAATTTTATATGCACTTAAATCATTTACTATAAAACAATTAGATGTAATGAAAAAAAACATTTATGATGTATATAAAGCTGGAAATAAAAAACAAGCAGTTAAAAATGCAGCATCATATATGACTCTTGTAGCTGGTGCAAATACTACTGTAGGGCAATTTCAAAAATTAATTGAAGGTAAAGATGTTAATTTAGAAGATATACCAGATGAGTTTGCATTTAACGTTCTTAAATTATTTGGTGGTTCTAAATTTTTATATGATAAATACCTTGCTCAAGGAAAAATTGGTGAAGCAGCAATTAGAACAGTTGCTCCTCCATTAGATATTATTTCAGCACCTGTAGAAGATGCAATAGGTTATTTATCTAATAAAAAGGATTATAAATATAAAACTCCTAGTAAAATACCATTAGTAGGTTGGGCTATACATAACTTTTTTGGTGGTGGACTTGAGAAGTATGAAAAAGAACAACGCAAAAAGAAATATTCATAAGGATAATAATGAGTAACGAAATAGACCCAATACAGTACGGACAACTTATAGCCCAAGTACAAAACCTACAAGACAAGGTAGATAGTATGGAAACAGACATAAAGTCTCTCCTAGAGCTTGCAAACAAGTCTAAAGGTGGTTTCTGGGCAGGTATGGCTATTGCCTCTGCTATCGGTGGTTTTATAACATTTGTAACTAATCATTGGTTAGGTAGATGAAAGTCCTTGCTTACTTTACAGTTTTAGTAATATTTTGGTTATTCTTAATTGATACACCTTATGCTAAAGAAATTGCAAAAGAAATGGTTATGGTTACAGAGGCAGGTGAAATAGTATTAACTACAGAAGAATGTATCTTTAAAAAAGAAGGATTGCAAGGGTACGACTATGCTGCCTACGCAACTGACAAAGGACATCCTAATCATGAAGGTTGCTGGAAGTCTGATAGTTACGAAGGTAAGCACGCAGTCTATATTTTTTTCCCAGAGATAAATCAAACAGCAGTATTTGATGCAAAGTTATTCCAACCTAAAGCCACAATATGACATTCATCACAGAGAACAACATTGCCAATCTATATTCGGCTTTGATAGAGTTCCCTGTATTTGACGAGTATAAACTTCCTCCATCAGCCAAAGTAGATTTTGTAATAGTTAATGACCCAGAAATGTATGGTCAGTATGAGCCACCAGAACAAGGTGAACCTCATGTTATTACAATTAGCACAGCTAAATGCAGTCATCTCGATACCGTTATGAAAACACTATGCCATGAAATTATACATATGTGTATTTATTTAGAAACACCTAAAACAGAAAAATATACTAGCCACAAAGGTTTATTCTTAAAACTACAAAAACGTGTAGCTAATCATCTTGGTTTTGACCCAAAGGAATTATAATGGATTTAACAGAACTTTTAAAAAATATAAATTTATTAGCCCCACAAAAAACATCTATAGGCAATGAAAGTTTAAATGTAAATGCTTATACAAATCCAACATTAGGTGTTAATGCTAATGCAACACAACCTACAGATATGGGTTTATTAAGTGCAACTATGGGTAAAAATATTAATGAGCCATCATATAAAGACATAGCTTTAAATAGAGAAAATATGCGTTATGGAGTTACAAAACAAGCAGGTGATACTGCACCATATGCACAATACACAGACCCAAATATGATGGTAAGAGCTATGGGTGGTGATAAACCTAATGTGCAAGGTAATTACATAACTGATTTAATGGGTGGTAAAGCTAGTGTAGGTGGTCAATATGACTCATCTGGATTATCTGCTAATGCAGCTTATCAAAAACAATTAGAAAATAATATTTTATTAAAATTATTTGGCAATATTAATCCTTATGATAAAAAATTTGGATTTGAAATAGGTCAAGAATTTAAATAATAATTTAAAGGAATTATAATGTTTGGTTCAATCATATCTTTAATATTACCAGCTTTAGTCCCAGCATTTGCTGACGGTGCTAGAGGTCTTATTGCCAAATTTACAGGTGGTGCAGGTGGACAACCACAGAACATGACAGAACGCATAGAACTTATGAAGGCAGAAGCTGAAAAACTACAGGCTTTAGCTGCATTAGATAACCCAACTGGTGAACCTTCTAAATGGATTATAGACCTTCGTGCTTCATTCAGATACGTTATTATAACTGCTATAATGATATTCACTGCTATTGTAGTATTTAACCCAGACGTTGTAGGTGCATCTGTAGTAGCAGTATTCCTTGACATGACTGGAGCTTGTATGTCTTTTGTTATTGGCGAAAGAATGTACTTGACACTTAAAAAATGATTGTATTAAACATAATGAATTGGATAGGTTTAACTATCCTTAAATTTTTAATAGTAGCATTGTTATTTGGTGCTATGGGTTTTTCTATTATTTTTATGTATGCTATGCAATACTTAACACAAGCCTTACATTATGTAGACAAAAATGTTAATTGAAATTAAAAGATATGAATTTAATGATACTTATACTGTAGGTAGAATGTATATCAACAATGTTTATTTCTGTTATACCCTAGAAGACGTAGTTAGAAAGGGAGCTAAAGTAAATGGACAAACAGCTATTCCTGCTGGGACTTACGATGTTATTATTGATGATTCTGCTAGATTTGGTAAACCTATGCCTCATATTTTAAATG